CATGGTGGATAGTATCCACTTTGAACTTGACGATAACCCGAACCTGTCAACGGAATACCTCGACTTCATCAAGGCTGCATACTCCGGACTCTGGTATCGCCGCATGATTCTCGGCCAGTGGGTACAGGCAGAGGGCGCGATATTCGACATGTACGACGATGCCCGCCATGTTATCACCGCCGAACAGGAACCGGCAACGTACAATCGGATGCTCGTCGGGGTGGACTACGGCGCGGGCAACCCAACCGTATTCGTGCTTATCGGCGTGACCTATGAGCGCGGCGACAGGCGCAAGCCAACGTTCTACGTTTTGGACGAGTATTACCACGACCCGCGTAAATCCGGTTCAAAGACCGCCGCACAGTACAAGCAGGACTTCATAGACTTCATCGGTGACAACCCCATAAACGCCATCTATCCAGACCCGTCCGCGCTGGATTTCATCAATGAGCTTAAGTCGCCGTCATGCGGACGCCGGTTTACCAATGTCGGGCGCTCCAATAACGAGGTGCTACCGGGTATCAATACGGTGTCAACGGCAATGACCGCCGGACGCTGGTATATCGTCGGTGAACGCTGCCCGAACGGCATGAAAGAGGTTGTGAGCTACATCTGGGATGAGAAAGCACAGAAGCGCGGCGAGGACAAGCCGGTCAAGGAGAACGACCATTTTTGCGACGCGATGAGATACCCGATACACACGGAATATCCGGCAACGAAACGAGGACGAGTGTATGTCAGCGCAGCCTAACGAGGGTGTCAAACAGTTTGTCGAAATCAAGAACGTCGGCAAGCGGGTACACCCGCAGTATGATAATAAAGTTGAGCTCTGGAACTTCTTACTTTCATCCTATCGCGGCGGCATGGGTATGCAGGGACGCGCCGGTATGACAGAGGCGGAGGTTAAGGAGTTAAAGCCCAACGGGTATTATGCCGGTCTATTCCGGTGGCCTGCCGAGAGCGCAAAGAAATATCTAATCCGCGTGGCAATGACACCTTACACACCGTATGCCCGCCGTATCGTCAACACGTTTGTCAACTACTTGACACGCGAAACGCCGGAACGCAAAGGCGATGAAGCATACCGAGACCTATACAGCGATGTGAACATGCGCGGAATGGATATGACTGCGTTTGTACGCCATTGCCTGACCATGCAGAGAGTACTCGGAGAGTTTAACGTCCTCATTGATATGCCAGCCATCAAGGCAACGCCGGTGTCGAGATATGAGGAAGTATCGAGGGGTATACGCCCGTATGCGGTAGCGCTCATGCCCCAAAACATTGTTGACTGGAGTGTAGGTGCAAACAACCGCTATGAGTGGGTATTAGTTGAGACATCATGGATGGTAAGCAGTGTCGCGCTTGAAAAACCGTACGTCCACACCCGCCGCACTTACTACGACGCCGAAGTCTGGCAGGTATACGATAAAGACCAGCGCGGGAAATGGGAACTCATAGAATCGGGACAGCATCCATGCGGCGAAGTTCCTGTCGCACGTATCACCACGAGTGATTTTGATTTCAACCCCGAAACGCCTGAGTCATGGTTCTATGACCTTGCCGACATGAACCGCGAAATTTATAACCTTGACAGCATTGATGTAGAAAATTTCCAAAACCAGACACACGGTCAATTGATACTGCCAGCCGATGCCGAAATGAACGCAGATGCACAGGGGCGTAGAGCGTCGGCATCCGAGGCATGGACAGAGACGCCGGAAGAGAACGGCATATCCCGCTACATCCAGACAACCGGCATTGAGCACACATCGGTTAAAGACAAGGTATCAGACCGACGAGAGGAAATGTTCCGGCTCGCTGGTCTCTATCACCGTGTGCAGACCCGGCAGGTTGAAACGGCTGACGCTAAGAAATGGGATCATGAGGAAATGAACCAGTTTTTAGCCGCGTTTGCGGAAACAGCGGAAGCTACTGAAAAGGAAATCGTACGTATCGCAGGACTGTGGCGCGGCATCAAAAATGCTACGGTGGACGTAACGTACAAAAAGGACTATTCCATCAGTGACCTTGAGAGCATGGTGGCAGCAGTGCTCGACCTGAATACAATAGGATTTGCAAGCGAAACAGGGCGAAAGGAGGCATTAAAGCGGATATATGTCGCACTCATAGGAGACCATGTTGACGACGCGACGATGAATAAAATACGCAACGAAATTGACGCATCGGAACAAGAAGACCCGCTTTTAGCGCTCGGCATGATGCAAGGAGCCAGAGATGAAAACAACGAGTAACACGATATACGCTGACCGGCGGCGAATAGCCGGGGGTGCGTACCGACCGCATACAGTCGGGGTGGTGTACCGGACACGATAAACCGGGGATGAAGCGAATAGGAGATTACCACAATGGCAGAGCCGAAACAGTACACACAAGAAGAAATCGACAAGCTCGTCGATGACGCGAAAACAGCGACAATCGGGGAACTGACAGCCGAACGCGAGAAAACCCGTGCGATGAAAGCCCGGCTGGACGAACTCGAAACGTCGCTCAAGAAATTCAGCGATGAGGCTGACAACGCCAAAAAGGCGGCTGAACGCGCCGAACTCGAAAAAAAGGGCAAATTCGACGAACTCCTCAAGAAGCATACCGACGAATACAACAATCATCTTGCCGAGAAAGACAAGGCTATCGCAGACCTTAAGGGCAAGTTGACAACGTTCCGTGTCGATAACGCGATACTCACGGCGGCTGACAATGCGATAAAGCCGGACGATGTCGTGACGCTCCTGAAATCCCGCTACCAGATTACGGAAACGGACGATGGCGCGGTCGAAATCAAAAAGCCGGACGGCACTCCTGTTCTCGATAAAGACGGTAAGGCTCTCGACTTGGGCGGATTGACAAAGACATTCCTTGCCGAAAACACGCAGTATGTAAAACCGACAACACCCGGAGGCGGCGCGGGGACGCAGGGCGGAACACCCGGACGAGAGGGCGGCGCGCCTGACAACTTCGTATACACATATACGTAATGGAGGCATTTGAAATATGTCCACACTTTTGAGCACTCGACATACACTTCTCGACCTCGCAAACCAAACGCACAACGAGAACATCCTGAAGGTTGCCGAGGTTTTGAACGAAACAAATGAAATCATGCAGGATGCGGTATGGATTGAAGCCAACATGGAGGGCGGTCACAAGGGCAGCGTCCGTACATCGCTTCCTACCGGTACGTGGCGCAAGATCAATGACGGTGTTGCGAAAGAGAAATCGACAACCCGCATGATCATTGAAACCATCGGCGAGCTTCAGTCAAGAAGCGAAGTTGACAAGCTCCTGTACGATCTCGCCCCCGACAAAGCCGCATATCGCACCAATGAGGACATGGCGTTTCTTGAGGGTCTTGGCCAGACTTTCGCGGACACGTTCGTTTACGGTGATGTGGTTGCCAACCCCGAACAGTTCAACGGCCTCGACCTCCGTATCCAGTCGAAAACGGCGACAAATGCCGTTGACGGTGGCGGTTCCGGCGACGATACAACGTCAATATGGGTTGTTCAGTGGGGCGTCAATAAAGCCCACTTTATCTACCCGCGCAGCTCACAGATCGGCATCGAAATGCGAGACCTCGGCGAGCAGAGTGTTGACGGCGAAACGTCCAGCACAAAATTCCAGGCACTCGTAACGCTGTTTACCCTCCGCGCCGGTCTATTCGTTCACGATGACCGCTGTATTCAGCGTATCTGCAATATCGAGTCGTCGGGAACGAGCAACACCTTCGACGAGAACGACCTCATTACCGCGCTGAACAGGCTTCCTTACGGCGGCACTGGCGCGGTCATCTACTGCAACGAGACCATCAAGACGCAAATGGACATCCGGGCGAAAGACAAGACCAACGTCAATTATACGCCGGGTGAAGCGTTCGGCAGGCCGGTAACATTCTTCCGTGGCGTTCCTGTCCGCAAGGTCGATGCTATCCTCGATACCGAAACGGCCTTGAGCTAATCAGAACCAATAACGACAAACCAACGGAGTACAGATATGGCAATTCTCGACTATCAGCTTCAATTCTCGGACGCTCAGGCAGTGACCACTACAGCCGCATCCATAAACGTCATCGACACAGGTATTGCGGACTCCAATCTTGGGGGCGCTGGCAATGCTTGGGTGTGCGTCACGGTCAACACGACGTTTACCGGCGCAACAAGCATGACGGTAACGCTTCAAGATTCAGCGGACGACGATACATACGCGACACTGCTCGCATCGGAAGTATACCTCGAAGCCGCTCTCGTCAAGGGCGAGAAGCTCTTGTGGGTTCCGCTTCCCGCCGAACACGCCCGGTATCTCCGTATCTATTACACGGTAACAGGGGCGCACAACGCAGGCAAAGCCGACGCTTATATCACACTTGCACCGCAGACCAAGTAACCGACGGGCGGGTGTCACAACCCGCCTTGTCATATAACGCCGGGAGGCAATAATCCATGAAACGATATTTAACACCCGTAATAGCGGCGGTGCTGGTAGCGCTGATGTTTGCCATTCCGGCCTCGTCTAATATTTTCTGGGACATCATCGGCGGCAACCTGCATTTTAAGAACAGCGGGCGTAAAAGCGCCGTGTTCTTCGGGCAGAATACCGATGGGGTAGACGTTACGATACACGGCGCGACAACCGGTAAATACTTCATGTGGGATGAAAGCGCCGATAAAGCAATTATCGCCGGTACGCTCGACTTGAACGGAACGAACATAACCGCAACGGGCGCTGAAATCAATTACAACGCCGATGTGACGCCCGGAACGGTCACGGCAAGCAAGACCTTGGTGCTCGGCAGTGACAGGGGCGCGAACTATTTCACGGTGTCTGATTCGCTGCTGGGAGAGGGAACGGCGCTGTCGGAGGGCTTCCTGCGGGGTGTGCAGCTAAACGGCGCTGACGGGAATACCATAACGCTGACGGCTGCCATGAGCGGGAAACTCGTCGTTGTGCGAGGGGCAGCAGCCAAGGTGACGTGTAACCTGCCGACGGGTGTAGCCGGTCTTGAATTCCCGTTTTACGTGGAGGGCGCTGATTCGATAGTGGTTGTAGCGAACGCCGCAGCCGATTCTCTGTTTTTCACTGACGGGAATGTGTACAAGACCACTACGACAGTGGCGGGAACAATCATAGCGACGTGCATCGAAACCGGCAAATGGGTGATGCGAGCCGCAACCGGAACATGGACGAGTTACTAACCGGCGGGGGAAAGCGATATGGTACGATATGCAATTATCATGCTTGCCCTGCTCGGCCTCTGCTTTGCGGCACACGCCGATATTGACGGGTCGAAGATTGCCAAGAAGAACGCGGTGTATTCATTCGCCGCGTTCACGGCAACCGACACGACCGCCACTATCGACTTGGCCGGAGCCGGTGACTCATTCGCGTTCATGTTCACCGTGTCGGGTTATCTGGATTCGATTTTCATTAAGTACGAAACAAGCCTCGACGGCACGAACTGGATAGCATACGCGGAACCTGATACGATAACAGCAAACGGGACATTCCGTAATGTCGAAACATACGCCTCGACCATGAAGTATGTCCGCTTCATCGCGGAAAGCGATTCAACGTTCGGGCTTGGCCTCCACTGGAAACCGGGAGAATAACGCATGGCACTATACCGCTGTATCAGGAAATGCAGACACGACAAAGTGTACCGTGAGGGCGAGGTTGTCAATTTCGAGGGGAAACCGCCACGCCATTTTGTTAAGCACGAGCAGCCGAAAGCGAAAGAAGAAACGCCCGCGCCGGTGTCAAAAAAGAGGCGTGTGGTTGAACCTGACAAAAACGGCAACGAGGAATAACCGATGCCCGTCACTCTGACAGCCACGGCGGGGGCGCATACGGCCAATACGTATGTGTCCCTTGCCGATGCCAAGACCATACTCGGCGATTACCTGACTGATATAACGTCCGCTTGGGATGCCGCAACCGACGACGACAAGAGCCGTGCGCTTATCATGGCTACGCGGCATATCGATTCGTTACGGCTGTACGGCGAAAAGTATTACGGCGAATACGACGAGGGAAACGACAGCTTCCAGCCGCTTCATTTCCCGACGATCGACGATGTGAACGATGCGGGCGCGCTCTATATTCCGGCGGCGGTTGAACGCGCTACATCGCTGCAGGCGGCGTTCATCCTCCGCAACGGATCAAACGCCGTGGCATCGTCAGACCTCGCCAGTACGGGCGTGAAATCGACATCGATAGGGCGGTTCTCGCAATCGTACTCCATCACCTCACGTAAAACCGTCTGCTCCGAAGCGCGATCAGAACTTGCGCCGTGGATAATCAGCTCTATCGAAATACTGAGAGGCTAACCGATGCCAGAACACCTCGACCCGATACCGACGACACCCGGACGCTCTGACATCGTAGACGTATATGCAGACACGCTGCGGCGATTGAAAGACGTGCTTGCCGGCGAGGATTTCACGAAAGCATCCAAACGTCGGGCGGCTGAAAAGATACAGGATATTCAGCGGCTTATTAAGGAGTTACGTCGGGAAAACATCGCGTGGTGTGAACAGTACATCCCCGATGCCTATAA